TATATGGAAACTGTCACGATATACCCAATGCCCGAACTTGATCTCGCATGAATCCGTACATGCTTCATCATTAAATATGTCTATTGACCAGTTCTTTTTGGGGAAATTCAAACTACTTGTTCCCTGCCATCCTATCAGGACATATTTTTTAAAATAGTTTCCGTGATGGTCAAAGAGTTCTATTATTCCTTTTACGCTTTGTTCTTTGTTTGTCAGCGTTTCAACGGGTGCATTGATGCACACATCGCATAAATGAGTAGGAAACGGGATAGAAAACTTCTTTTCAGCCGAACGGTCAACCGATTTTACATTTATTTTTTTATTCGCTTCACTCAGGACATGATTTAAAGTAGCATCGGGCAGCTCTAATTTTGCGGGGCAAAAAGTACCGTCTTTACTATAATAGGAAAGAATGCGGTTATTTCTATCCCTAAGCATTTGCAGATGATCACCGCTTTCGTCTATCCTGTAAAGCGATTGTATTTCGGCTAAACCCTCTACTACCTTTTCTTTTGTATATAGCGAGCCATCGTAACGGATACCCAGCAATATACGTTTTTCGCTGTCGCAAATGGCAAACAGGAACTCGTCACTGCTTGCAATATTGAGCGTATTTTGCAAAGCGGTTATCTGGAATTGCAGGAAGTCAACATTCTTGATTATTCGGTCTGTTATGTCATCCTTTACATGATATATTGAACCATCGACACTGCGTATGCCAAATAAGAGTTTATTTTTAGCGTCAACGATGGCAAAGAGATATTCTTCATTAGAGATAACATTGAAGTTAATATCTTCATTATACACAACAGTTTCCAAGTCGATCCATTTGATACCGTTCCATTGATATAGAGCAGACTTTCCATTGTTATTTTCGTCTTTTCTCACCAAAACAGTCCATCCTACTTGTGGACTAGGGTATTCACTAAGTAATGATGTTTTTCCTCCGGATGTATCGTTATAGGTATCTACACCTTCCTGCCTTATTTGTCCGGATATTAGTCCGGATATAAAATCTATAATAGCCAGAAACATATCACCAATACGTACAGCAGTATTGGCTTCCCTCTTTTTCTCATTTCGGATAGTTACAGCTAATGCTTTTAAAGAATCAATTACACTCATATCGGATGTATTTTTGACGTAAAATTAGAGTCCCTTCATATCAGGAAAAAGGACATTATTCAAACCTTCCCGGAGCAATGCAACTATCAAATGGAAGATCCAGATCGAACGATAATAATACACCCCAAAGATGTGTCTGTACATTTTCAACATAATCCAGTTCTGCATTGTCTATCTTCAGTGATTTAAGGAAAGCGTATACCCTGCGATCTTCACGAATCTTTTTCAGAAAATCTTCAGCAACGGATTCCATATTAGTCCATACAGATTCTATTTGCTTGAAATTACCACCATCACTCAAATGATCCAGAAACATCAGTTCTACATGCCTTTTTTTTCGGAAGCTATCTGCTAATCCGGTGTAAGCATTTGTAAGCTTTTCCAATGTTACTACAGGATAAAAAACAATAGCTTTACCTTCCTGCAGTATTTCATCTTTTGCCAGTTTCACAAAATGCTTTTTTTTATCCGTATGCTTGATAGATGTATGCTTTCTGCACAAACTTTCGATATAATTATCAAATTCATCCAGTAGGTTCTTATTTCCCATTTTTGAAATTTTTAATTCTGTTATTGATAGTTTTGAATGCGCGTATACATTTTATCTTTTTATACTGTTCTTCATGGAGGATGTCATCACCCATAAATCCATCCAGTATACTATTCCAGTCAGGTCTGTTAGGTTGTTTGTTTTTTACAGGTTTTTCTTTCTTTTCGTTCGGATCGGATTCTTTATATTCGAAAAGAGAAGAAAATGCACCGGATAACCATTTCCGTATAAATGTATAGTTTAGGAATATAGCATACATAGTAGCATTATCTACCTTTCTTGAGATATACTTTAATCTGTTTTGAAAATCAAAATCAGATATGTCTTCTCCATTTTTTGTATAAAGACAGGCTATAAACTTCCGGAGGTTTATTTCTTTAGGATCATTTATGTAATCGAAGAAGAATGTATCGAATAACATAAACTGTTCGAATGAAATATTCTTTAACCTTGGCTCCGGAGAAATAAGATATGTTCCCGGAATAGATTCCAGATAGAAGCAGTTTACTTTGGCTTTCGGATCTGATATAAATCCGGCACATTCTATCAGTTTATACTGTTCAAATTTTGAGAATTTATTAACCAGTCTTTTAGTTATACCATAGAATTCCGATATAAACTGGTTATCCGGTACATGTTGAATGAACAACTTTGTACAGACTGAAAACTGTTTTTCCGAAAGTTCTTCCCATTTTTCAGGAACATCTATATCCTTTTGTTTACGGAAAAAGAAAAAACGTGGATATTCTATTCTTATCTTTCTCATGCCCAAAATGATTTCTTGCAATTATTGTCCCGGTATGGAATTTTATTCCCTTTGGATGGTTCTATCCCGAATTCAGTCTTTAGATAACGTTCAGCAAGTATCCAGTATGAAATAGCGTCCGCTTCTGCTTTATTAGCCTGGTATACTATCCTGTTATCGGATACAGGATCATATGATTCATACGAACCTTCATTTCCTTTCAGACTGGAGAAAAACAGACCGCGATCCGTTAAACTTCCGGTTTCCAGAAGAAGCTTCTGTATGGCATACAATGCGACTACAGGAAGAAGTTTTTCTCGCAGCTTTGTATATTTTTCTTCCGGAGCTTCTTCTTTCAGTTTGGATTTTAGTTCTTCAAATAGCGGGTATCCGATTCGAGGAGCTATAATAGTATCTTCTATTATTCGGATATTTGGCTTCAAACGAAGATATACTAACCGGCTGTTGTTTATTTCGTGATATGCGTTTACTTCTTTTGCATTCCTGACAATAGAGTCCAATGTTTGTGTATAGTTATCAGATTCCTTATAATCCGGATAATCCGTTAAGTTTAGTTCAAGAAAAGCGATCAGGTTATCCAGAGCATCAAATCCTTTCTGTTTAAATCCGTTCTTTAGGCTCAATTCCTGATACTTATATGGCATCTTCACATTTTCCGATTCCTGTCTTTTTACTCCTGAATCTGCTATCAGCACTTGCATTTCATCATAATCATACCAGAAAGCAAGAAATGCATTCGCACGTTGCGCATAATACAGAAGTTTAATATCCTTACTATCCGTATCTTCCTTTATTCCCGAAATATCGGATACGACATCATATATTTCCTGCAGCTTTGTTACGATCTTATCGCCCACCAGAGGACGGATAAACAGCCCGAAAGCATTCTGTATAGCTGTCTGAATTGTACGGAATGTAAGTGCATTCGATACGGCAATATATGGACGCATTTCATCGGCATCATTCCATTTCTCTTCTGAAAATATCATATCATGCTAAATTTTGTTGTGTACCTGATCCGGTATTCAACGTGGTTAATATTGTATTCCTGAATCGCAAAACAACATCCTGATATCCATTATATCTGAGCATCATTTCCAAAGGATCGAGAAAGTTCTGTCTGTCTATCCACGCATTCGCTATATTTACCAGAAAAGCTTCACGAATATTAGATCCTCCCTGATTCCCTGCATACGTTCCACCGGGCATACCTGCACCAAGTACATTGGGATTTATCATCAGTGAAAATAGTATTTCCGAGTTGGCAGCTGCAGATGTTACAAGCTTATCACCTTCTTTTGATTTATTGTCAAGTGAAGTTATTTTCCATTCTTCTTCAATCTTTCCGTTTATATCATTTATTGCATAATGAGTAAACAAAGGTTTTTCTGCATTTTCCACACCTAGAAGATTGGTTTCAATTTCATCCATATATTTATTAATGGCATCTTCCCGTTCTTTAGTCGAATCATATTTATCTTCAGGAAATTTTTTATCCCAAAATGAATACGGAATCTGAATATGCCATTTCCATGTAGCCTGATTCTTATACACTTTTTGCAAATAGCGAGGAACTTGCTTCGCTATATCTATCCACCCTGCAAGGAAACATGCTAACCATATCGGTTCTCCATAAGTATCCCTGTTACTCCAACTGTCCCGGATAACTATTACTGTACTGTCTTTGGATTTCCCTTCAAATTTTCGGATATCCATATCCGTCTCAGGATCATATTCCATCAGTACATCCAGCGTTTTATAATCTTCTTTTCCGGGTGTATCCGGCCATTTGCCGGAAATGACACATTTTTCCCTACCGGTTGTGTCGCGTTCACTCAATCGGCAGTAATATGCATTCAAGGGATTTAAACCTACGATTTTGCTCCCATCTTCATTCGGAATATTTTGTACAAAGCCACACCCGAATTTAAAATAATCACGTGCCGAACGTTCCATGTATCTTCTGGAAACTCTGGATGATACTATTTTTTGTACTGCAGGATCCGGATAAGGTGATAATGTTTCATTTCCGTCATTATCATAGCCAGTGATAATACAAGCATGTATGCCCTGTCCCAATGTAAAATTCCGTATAAACTTCAGACCGGTATTCAATACGCCTGTACTGGTTATAATCTTATCAGCCCATTGTGGAAAATCATTATTGGCACCCCAGGATAGTAACCGTATATCTTTAGAGACCTGTAAGAAATCTTGATCCAGTTTTGTATCTACAGTCTGGATCAATTTCTTTTTTTCTTCAGGAGTTATTCCTGAAGGTGAACCTGTAGTGCTCATAAAAGCAGTGGTAGATGACAGGAGTAACGGAGCTCCTTTTTCATTAAATAATATTTCCATCGTTATTGTATTGATTGTAATAGCAAAAAGGTCTATGACCTCAGAGAATTACTTCCATGTTGTTATACATAATCACCATATCTATACCTACCGGATATACGTGGAATTCAGGATTTCCCTTACAGTCACAAGGTTGTATTCCTCTTTGCCGGGCATCCTGTACGTTATAAGGCAAACCACGAACAAAAGCATGCTGTATGTAGTATAGCTTTCCCGATTTGATAACGAACTTTATAGAAAATATATTCCGTTTTTCGTTCGGCAACCATCGGATATCCATTTCCTTCAGCATCATATTCCTGCGTATATGTGTAGGCTTTCCCATTTTCCATTTCAATTAATGATTGTATCTATTCGCCTTTTCAAGTTATAAAGCACCAAATATCTTATGTCTCAATTTATAATAAATAGGTCTGCGACCTTAATTAAATGATTCATCAAACGTAAAATCAAATATCCTACGTTTATTTGTCCTGAATTGCATCTGATTATTAGAAGAATGCCTGCATTTGAATTCTACAGCTATCAGTTCATCTTTACGCGATGTTACTTTAAATGATTCCTCTATGATCGATACATCCCTTAATACACCTTCTTCCAGAAAACAGATATCTTGAGAATTAAGCATATCTTCTATAAGTCCGGTAGTTTCTTCATCTATATATCCGGTATTTACAGTTATCGTTTTAGACATATCACGGCTGATCTGCCTTTGTTTTCGGTTAATATTTCCGTAACTACGTGTCCATTTTCGTTCCGAATTACTATCACCGGTGCAGGTAAAAGATTCCTGTGCTCCGAAAATATTCCGGAATATGAATGTACTTTTGTTCAGGAATGGACGTTTGTCCATGATAAAACTTATAGATTCATTTTCAGACTTATATATCGTATAAGATATAATTGCAGATTCTATTACGTTACAGATATTTGCTATAGCAGATGGAGATACATCATATCTATAATATCTGCCATCATCCACATTAATTTTGCCTATCGTTATAGTTTTTAGTGCGTCTTTAGCATCTCCATAATAAACCACATCTGCAAGTATATCAGCATCACCATAAAATGAAATAAATTCAGATCTGCCTATTCCGGTAATCTTTTTGGTTATACGTGATAATGGCATCCTCTTTAATGTACTTACTGCAAGCGTATCTCCGGTTTCTGCATCGCACCGGTATATATTTACGGAAGCTTTAAAAGTTTCAGATCCTTCCCGAAGTGAAATATCCAGTTTTACGAATGAACCATCCAGACCGTTATCCAAACTAATATCCTGAATAGTATCATACATCATAGCCAAAGAACCTACATCACGGATATACACAATTCCTGATATATCCGGAGAATATATTTCGTGAAGCACCTCTGTTCCATTTATGGTAATAATGGCTTCTACATCACCCGAAACCGAATTCAATATGATATCACCATAATCGGCACTTACTTCTTCTATAGGAAATCTTACTATATTCATTTCTTCAGTATGAATTTTTTATAGATGAAAAATCCGATAGCAGGAATAATCAAAAACCACAACCAATTCAGATTAAAAGGAGAACCGACATCTGTAGACGATTCTTTTTTCTCTGTCTGATCTATTTTTATTTGATTATCAGCTTTGTAATTGGCTTCTGAATTTTCTTGTTTCGTTTCATCGGTAGTCGTTTGCTGCTCTTTTTCTGTATTACGTTTTGATTTTCTGGTTTCTTCTTCTTTTAAAGGATAATTCCCTGTAGAATCAGGTTTTGCAGACGTATCATATCTTCGAATATAAATTTCCATATCTTCCGATTCAAAGAATTTACTCCAGTCTATCTGTGATAAACCGGAACTGATTTCTTTTTTAATATTCAGATCTATATCGGAAATGGAAGATGCAGACAGATGTTTATCAGACTTCTTTTGTGAAGCACACGAGAAAATAAAAACGGAAAACAACAATATGCAGATATACTTTACCATCGCGAATTATTTTATACAAATTTCGCATGGATGGTCACAGAGAAAAAGGACATAATATCAGAACTCAATCCGGATATTCATCCGATTCTTTCATAAACACAATCCAGTTAGGAACGCCTTCTATGAATATTAATTGAAATTTCAACTCGTTCATTATCTCATTAACTACTCTCATAGATGGATTTTCAAATTCACGGAGCATATAAACTAGTTCTGCAGACGTTTTGAATTCCTTTTTCGAAGTAGCTCCAGAAGGCTCAAAACAGTTCTCTATAAATTGTTTTAATGAGGAGTTCCTATTGTTTTTTTCTTTTCCCATATTTAAATTCATTAAAAACGTTAATAAAAAAATAAATTCTAGAATATCAAATCATTAATATTTGAAAAATGCAAAAATGAAAGACCTATTTTTGCTTTCGAAGTATACCGCGCCCTATTCGCAATCGCAATCTTTTGCTCACTTTTAAAGGAAATGTTAAAATATTAACATTCGCCCCCTGCCCGGTCAAATTCGCGGATTAATGAAGGAAGATCCCTTCTTCAGTAACGAACCGTACTTAGTCCAGATCCTTTTATCTACTGCATCACCAAAGTGTGTCGCTTCTTCCGGAAGGACTGATGTTTTCTTCTCACTACGTTTATCCTTCTCAAATGATCCGTTTGTCTTTTCTATCACTGATGTATTATTCATACTGATCAGCGTGTACTTGCATCGTGTGCCGTTGAATCTTTTCTTTGGAAAGCGTGGATCTGTTTCGTGAAGTATATATCTCCAGAGAAGATATTTCTCGTTTTGTGGTGGTTCTTTACCGGGATGCTTCTTTATACGCACATTCCATTTATGTTTCTTCAATCTGTCAATAGCATGCTGATTATATGTTTTTTTAGAGTTGGCCAGTTTGATATCACCATACGTATCGAATGTATAGATGACAGTCTTTTCCTTATGCTTGCTGTAATACTCACAGAACCGATCTATTAAAGCATTGATCATCGTATCCGGATTATCATCCGGTTTGACAAAGAATTCATTTATATTATTATCGCATGGAGTGATCAGACCTGTAACAAAGTCGAACATACTTTCCTGTGCTACATCGATCAGGGATATCTTTGAACCCCAATCCGGAGTTATCTCCAGAGGCTTTTTAGGATCGCAATCCGAATCCCATAGACAGTCACGTCCCTTTGCCAGTTCCTCCCAGTTGAAATCGTTGTTTTCAGCCAGTCCACGTATATAATCATCATTATCTGCTTTATAGTATACATGTCTATCATCTAGAGCATAATAACAATCAGTAACCTTATTAATATAGAAGTTCAGTATCTCGATCATAAACGATACCAGATCCATCACTTTATACATCCTGGTAAGATAGGAGAAACCCAGATTATATATATTGTCGAAAGCATTGGAAAGCATGAATAGAATACCATCCTTGCTAACAAAAGGAGTAATCGTTTTGCGCAAACGTCCACATTCTTTCCATAGTTCTACTGCAGTCTTTTCATCGTTATTCATTTTAGCCTGAATAAGCTGCAGCTGCATGTTTACGATTTTATTCCATACAACGAATATCTGAATACCGGCTTCTTCTTCGTAATAGGTTGCAAAATCAGTTAGCCACTTATGTTCCGGAAGATACCCCATAGAAGAAGTAAAGGTAGATCCGTGATGCTTAAATAATGGATCAGGAGATAAAATTCCGAACTGTTCTTCATTACCTCTATTGGTAGGTACGGCTTCTTGATCGAATTTTACTTTGTCTAAAGTTAGAGCTTCGTCTGATAATGCATAATCAATATTTGGACCACGCGATCCGGCAACCTGCGAAAGAAGATACAAGCAATGTCCATTACTAAAGGTAATCATGTGTTCATAACTCATTACCTTTTCATGTGGAGTATAGAAATGATCAGGAGGCTTGGTACATATTACATAATCTCCAATCTTTGTTTTAGGATTATATTTAAGATAACCTGCTTTTTCCAAATATTTAAAAGCAGAAGGAAGTGTTTTCGTTAATCCCTGTCCTAAAGTTTGTTGTACTACTCCGGTTATTCCGCGTGGCATTGTCCGAACATTTTCATCTATTTCTGCTCCTGTGATAAAAGATTTACCGGTACCACGCCCTGCTATCAAGACCTTCAGTTTTGCCTGAAATGCCATAGCAGATATCTGAAATGAGTTAAGCGATATATTTTCCTCCCAGATGTTTATAGAAGATAATCCGGAAGAAGATGGTGCTCCACATCCAAGAGATCCTATTAATTCGCGAGCTGTAGGTTCAAATGCCATATTCGAAATTTCATTTCATACATTCACAATCTTCTTTCCGGAATGATACCACATCAGACATAGCCATATTAACCAGATATACCACTGCATCACGTTGTATACTGGATAAATTACTTTTGCGCTCCCTGATGGATACATATTCCTGAAGTATAGATTCAGGCTTCATTAATCCCATATCTTTTAATCCATCGAACGGAGTACGTCTATGTTTCATCCCTGCAGGAGGTAAAGGTTTATTTATGCAGGACTGAATGTGTTTATCCAGAAACTCCTTAAATTTCGCGTCCGATATAGCTTCCTTAATAGTCATAATTCTTTGATTTTATGTATTTAATAATTCTATAATCTCATTATCTCCTTCTTCCGGAGTAGTCATAGCAGCGACAACTGTCTGTATTTCCGATTGTGATAATCCTTTTAGCTTATCCAGAGGAATATTAACTGTAGTATTATTGCTATTCAACTGAATATAGAATACATTTTTCTCCATACGGCGCGGATCTTCTTCACCCATCGGTTTATCACCTATGATTTCTTTCAGTACCTTATGCGCTGCAATACGTTCTTTTTCCAGTTTACCGTTAGCCAGTTTACAGGTACGGATAATTTCTACCAGGTCTTTTATTTGCCATTGCTGCCAGAAGTCGAAATCGAATGTAAACTTCGATTTGAATAACTCTTGAGCT